CCAGTTGATGTGACACTTATAGCTGGTCCACCTGTTTCCGCATTAAAGTTACCACCTGAAGTAGGTAATCTGTAAGCACCTCTACCGCCCTTACCAATAATCTTACCACTGTTGTTAATCGTACAAGGTATATCTACTATCATAGCAGCCGTTGTTCTGCTATCTGACCATACCCAAAGATTAGAAGGTACATTAAGAGTACCCCCTGATGATATATAATCGGATACTGTGATTTGTTTTAGTTGAGCCTGTCCGTTAATTTGGCTTCCGCTTGTAGGTAGATCCGTTGCTGCTGATGCACCATAGTATTCACTAAAAGAGTTTTGCGCCCCAGAAGACTTATCTATTAAGTTACGTATGTCAGAGTCATTCAAAGAGGCTTGTGTACCTGAAGTACCACCTGCTTCTACGTGAATATCATTTAGACTTATTTGACCGCTAGTTTGAAGCGCCATTCTTTAATTCCTCGATCTCTGCTTTTAATTCTTTTATAGATTCGATAAGGACACCCACTAGGTTACCATATGCTACAGATAAATAATCACCACGTCCACTATCCATTACAGCTTCTGGCATAACTTTTTGCATCTCTTGTGCTATAACACCTGTACCACGCTCGCCATCTTTGTCGTACATAACGCCACGCATTTGTGATACTTTGTCCAGCGCACCTTCGATAGTCTCTACATTTTCTTTTAGTCTTTCGTCTGAGTAAGCTGTGATGTTACCTGTTGCTGTAAAGCTTCCTGAAAGATTGTTACCGCTATTAGATAAATTACCTAGTCCTACCTCTGCAGGAGTGTCAATAGTACAAGCAAAAACACCTGTACTACTACTGTAAGTCATACCTGTACCTGCTGATACAGAACTTCTAGCACGTGCTGTGGTGTGATATAGGTTGCTAGAACCTTCTGATAAACTATCTGTATCGTGGTTAGAGATAGAAGATACAGTACCAGTTACGTTACCTGTAACGTTACCTGTCACATCCCCTGTGACATTACCAGTAACATTACCTGTGACGTTACCTGTCACTGCTCCTGTAAAGGTAGCATCTGATCCGTTAGTTCCTGAATCTAGTACTACACTTGATCCATTGGATGCAACCACATCTCCTATAACATCACCAGTAACATCCCCAGTTATGTTTCCTGTTACGTTACCAGTAAGATTGCCTGTTACGTTGCCTGTGACATTACCTGTAACATTGCCAGTTAAAGCACCTGTGACATCACCTGTAACATCTCCTGTCAGATTACCTGTTACATTACCTGTAACATTGCCAGTAACGTTTCCTGTAACATTACCAGTGAGGTTACCTGTAACATCCCCAGTTAAATCTCCTGTAACACCGCCTGTAGCTGTAACAGCACCTGTTAAGGTACTAGCACCAGTCACAGACAAAGTACCTGCTATTGCTGTATTACCTGTTGCAGAAGCTACAGTAAATTTATTTGTGTTTATATCAAAGTCACCATCTATCCCTGTAGCGCCTGTTACAGCTAGTGTACTAGACAAAGTAGAAGCTCCTGTCACAGCTAGTGTAGAACCTAAAGCTGTCGCACCACTTGCATCAAGCGTTGTAAATGCACCTGTACCTGCAGAGTTTGCACCAATATTTGTACCGTCAATAGCCCCAGCGTTAATATCTACAGTTGCAAGAGTTGCGGTTCCTTCTATAAATAAATCATTCCAACCAACAGCAGATGTTCCTATGTCCAAGTTATTTGCTGCAGGTTTAAAGTTAGTATCTACTAAGCCTATTACACTAACTGTATCATTTGTAGTATCACCTAAGTCAACATTACCATTTAGGACTGTGGCTCCACTAACAGTTAGACCGTTGCCTATGGTAGCATTTGTATCTACTGAGAGAACGTTACAGTTAACAGTTCCACCAAAATGTGCGTTATCAAACTTTGCACCTGACTTACCAATGTCTAAGCTTGTTGATCCTGTTTTAGGAAACATAGCATTTGAGTCAAACTCATAATCTGCAGATGGACCTATTTTTTCAATAGGCGCTCCGCCTCCTGTAGTACCATCATGATTATGCCCCGATGAGGCATTCAATGCTGACTCTATTTGATTGTATTCAGCATTAAAATCGTCAGCGTTAATTACGCCACCTGTGACGATGTTAGCTGCTCGTTGACGTGTATAACCTGTTGCCATAACTATTGCCTATCGTTTTGTCTATATTCAAAAATTGCTGTGTCCAATGTAAAAGACGGACGTGTTGAAAGATCTGTAATTCGCATAGAGAATGTTTTACATGATCCTATTGTTAATGCTGGATATATCTTCGGTAATGCACCACCAAATGTTACAGTTGATGCACCAAAAGTAGCACTTGCAGCACCAAAGAAAGATGTAGAACCTACTCCACTAGCTGTTGATATTGGTATAGTAGGAGGTTGTATTACCCCTGTACTATTCTGTGAATCAAAGTCATACTCTAAGTTAAGACTAAGATCCATTTCCCCTGTAGGTTCAATGTAAAGAACGGCTCTGTATAATGTTTTTCTACTTTGGGGATCTGTTATAGGCATGAAAGGAGATTCATAAATAGCTTCTATATTTTCTCCATCAAAGCCATTGGTGCTTTCCATCCTATACACATAACCGTCTTCGTTAGCAAAGCAAATAGTTTCTTCACCATCTTTAAATTGACTATCTGCTACAAATGCTTTTATGCCTGTTATTGATGCCCAACTAATACCACTAGCTCCTTGGGCTGCAAACTTAGTTGCCATCAAACCTTTTGAAGCACCTTTAGATAAGGCTGGTGTAAAAGCAAATATTCTATATTGAGACTTACCTCTTACAGTAACAGAAGAAAAGACTGTTGCACTGTCAATAAAAGCTGTTGCATCTGTGTATATAGTATCTGAAGCTACATCTAAACCAAAGTCACCAATACGATCTGTAGCACTTAAAAGTCTAACTCCATCTGGTGCTAGGTATATAACGTCACCACCATATTCTTGAATAGTGTCTCCGTTTATACATCCTATTCTTTCTGTGATTGGTTCTAGTCTGAAGTCTGCTTCTGTATTACCTACTAATCTTTTGATAGTATTTGTTGTAAATATAATTAACTGTTCACGAAACACAATCATGCCAGTTACATCATTACCTACGTTTAATGTACCAGCACCATTGGCTGCTGAAAAATCATCTACGGTATATGGTGCTGTAAATAAGATGTTGTTATCTTTTGAGTAGAAAGCGTGGTTCTTAAATATTGCAACGTTTTCAACACCTTCTGCGTCTGTGTTTATGTTAGCACTTGATGCAGATAAGAATGTCATGGTGTTACCAGTTACAGTATATATTCCTGGATAGTTAGTACCATCAACAAATACTATTTTATCTGTGCCTGTAAAGTTAAAGTCTGCATGTTTTACTTTACCACCATTAGTATTTGCGCTGGTTGCTACGCTAGTATAAGCGCCTCCTGTACTATAGTAATACTGAGTAAAGTTACTTGCGTTTTTTCTAGCAGCAATAACTCTACCAGAGCTAACTACTTTCAAACCTAAAACATTACCAGAACCAGTAATCTCTGTACTACTAAACTTACTAAAACCTTTTATCTTTGTGTAACCACCTTCTTTATCAGGCTCAAAGTTTTGCAATATAGTTGCAGAGCCAATAGCATTAGCGCCTTGTTGCAAAGGTGACATGTTTGAAATCAAACCACCTTTGAACTCAATAGGAAAGGTTGTAGTTTGTGTACCCATTAGTAATGAACTCTTGTGTCTCTTAGATAGTCAGGTCTGTTTATGTGTAAAGTTCTTAGATGTTTTATACCTTGTTCAAATCTTTGAAGTGCATTATTGGCTGCTCCCATATCACCTCTAAAGTGATATACATAGTACATAGCACCGTCTACGATAACGTATCTGTATTGTTCAGGAAGTGTAGGAGTGTCTGTAAATAATTCTAAATCATAACCAGTTGTATAATATTCAAACACTAAGGTGTATGCTTTATCAGGACTAGGATGTACTATAAACTCTCTATTCGGTGTTCTTATTATTTTATCTGGTACACCTCTAATATCAGTAGCTGAATTGTACTCGTCATCAACATATCTATTTAGATAGTCTTCATAGTTACAAATTTTTAACTTCTTAGTATCTGTGTTTAAAGTGCTAGATCTTTTTATTCTAAACGTATTGAAGTCCACAGTCTTAGCGTCAAAAGGGTAAGTATAACGCATGACCCCTGCCACTAAACTAGTGTTGTCTTCTACATAGTTCCAAGGCCAATTAAACTCTTCTTGATTTATATGTCTAATAGAATGATTAACTGCATCTTTTGCAAAACTGTAAAAACCTGTAGCGGTAGGAAAATCAGTGCTACTAACTTCGACTTCATTAAGTCTTCTATTTACATCATTAACGAGTCCTATAAAATCATATGCCATTTATTTTTCCTTTATAGGTAGTTCTATAGTTCTTGCAAATGTTAAGCCACCTGCTGTAGTTATAACACAAGTTATTTTATATAACACGTTAGCAGTACCACTACCAAAACGCATAGTTACAATAGTGTTATTATTAGTTACCTGCTCTAATTGTAAATCATAATGGATTAAACCTGCTCCCATAACTATGGAGGCTTCCTCGCCAAAACGATTTGTTGCAACCTTAATTACTACAGTTGAAATAGTATCTGAGCCTAGTAATCTAGACCAATCTATACTGTAGTCTAATACTTCATCGGGGTCTTTTGGTGAAAATTTTCTAGCCATTATATTCTCTACTGTGTTACAAACACTCTCGTGTTTCCTTGATCCTCTGGTATTATAACTGTTCTACCTCTAGCAAAACTTCTATCTGCGATAGGAAAGACAAATACAATACCAGAAGCTGATACGGTTCCCAAACTAGCTGTAGCTGAAATTGTTGGGCTAACAGATGATGATGCTTTTACATTAGTAGCCTTTACAAGAGTACCCGTAGAGGCTGTACCTAAACTATTGGTTACACTTGTATTAGCATCTGCTTCAAAACTAAGAGTGCCTAATGCACCTGTACCAACAACACTTACTAAGTTTTCGTCAGGGTCTGCTATTGGCGAGGATGCTGCACCTGTACCAGTTACACCTGTAATACCTGTAGTAGCACCACCTGAACCTACAACAGTTCCTGTAGATATAGTTCCTACCGCACTAGGGGCTGTTGGATTTGCTGTTTGTTGTGCTGACAGTGTTCCGAGTGAACCTGTAGCAGACACACTAGGTGGTGTTACTATAACACCTGCTAGTAGAATTAATGATCCTACTGAGGCTGTAGCACTTAACGATGTAAGACTAGCAGCCGCATCACCTGTGGAAGCTTCTCCGAATGCTGACTGTCCAAAGGCTGTAAAACCTAGCATGTTAGTCTATCCTATTTTTTTCTAACTTTTTAAGTATGCGTTTTTTATTGACTGCTGTTTCAAAGTATTCATATAACTCTTTAAAAGTAGCCATATATTTAAAAGACTTATAACCACTTGTACCGTTTGACAGCCTTCTTAAATCATCATCCAATACTGTTCGTCTAAATTCAATCTTCGCATCTTTAGGGAACCTTAAATAAAGTAGAGGCTCTCCTCTTTTTATCTTAAAGTCTTTCTGTCCAAAGTTTATTATAGCTGGGTGTACTGGCCTAAACCATCTACCTATATCGAAACACCCACTAAGCGATACAAGATCTTGTCTATGAAAGTAGGGTTGCTCTAGTACCATCTCGCACGGTTTATCCGCAAAGAATAATCTTGATCCATCCCCACTAAAAAGCTGCACTACATGATTATCTTCTAAGCCACTCGCCATAACATTTTTAGAATTATGATCACTTAACAAATGTGGATTAGCAAAAGATATTTGCCATTTCTTATTGCTGTCGTACTCTACTTCTAAATCATATGGACATTTATAAACAAATGTATTTTTTAGACTTCGTACAAAAGCTGGACATTTAAATAGAGCATCTTGAATTTCGGTAGGGCAATCTCTTTCTTTCCATTCTCGTCTTAAATTTGTTAATAAGGGTTCTAATTTAAGTCTAAGAAACTCTCTACCGTCTTCTTGTTTAGAAATATTGTAGCCATCATATACAATAATTTTTTTATACATAGCGCCCTTCGTTAAGCTGTTTTACATCCTTGATATAATCTATGTATTTTTCTAATTTGTCAAGCCAATTATTGTCTACTAGTGGTTGTATTACTCCTGATTTGTAGTTAGAAAAAGCCTTTAGTACATTGACGTGTGCGGTGTCTTTACATCTACCAAATATCAAACTGTTTATGTGAAAGAAAGAACAGTCGTGTCTTTTAAAGTATTTATCTACGTTACCAATATTTTTGTGTAATACTGCTGCATACATAGCTGATTCACTAAGATGCGTAGTATGTATCGTGTTTGCTTTTTTAAGTATGTCGTATAAGTCGGTACTACCTTGGTAGTTTACGTTATCAGGAAAAAACCCACACTGTTCTTTGTAGTCACCTTCGTTTGTAAGGGGGTGAGGTTTTATACCTAGAGATGGTACTGTCTCCCTCAACTGCTTTAACTTCAGCATGTCTATAAACTTTTTTAATTTATCCGATCCGGGTAAAACTATAAGTTCATCTACATATTCAGTCGGCTTTTCTTTTACCTGTATATACTTGTTTGCGTTGGTATTGTTTATCTTGTCTATAAAGTATTCTTTAAATCTATCTGCAGTCTTTTGGTCTGGATCTCCTAAAGCATCTATTAGCTGTTGTTGAGCTAGATGATGATTAAGAGGGTGCATTATAAAACATCCAGCATACGTGGTAAAGTTAAGTGTTTTATAATCAGGGTTTTCGTTGGCGATACAGTCGTGACTAATTTCTACTTCTGGCATCTTAGCCAACATCATGTCTTCAAAAACTTGCTCTACTTCTGAGAGCTTTAGTATTGATTCTTTGGGGGTGGCTTCTTCGAAAGCTTCTTTTGTTTTTTGTATTTGATATAGCATTGTTATGCGTAAAAGTTTGTAGTCCTCGTAGTAGCTGTATCTTTACTAGTTTGGTAAGTTGTGGTTGTATCTTTACTGGTTTGAAAAGTTGTAGTTGTACTGTGTGAAGTATCATAAGTTGTAGTAGTACTGTGTGATGTATTGTATGTAGTGGTGGTACTACGAGAAGTATTAAAGTAAGTTGTAGTACTACGAGAGGTAGTAAAATAAGTTGTAAAGTAAGTAGTGCCAGTAGTTCCTTTATAAGCGTCTACCTTCCAAAAATAACCATGAGGTGAGTTTGCTAAAAAAGCACCTTTAGTTAATGTCCAACCTTGTCTATAAATACCCGTTTGGTTTGCTGAATTATATTTTTCTGAATGAGGCTGATAAGCTAATTGCCAGTTACCTGATTGTATTGTAAGGTAATAATCGTTTATGGGATATGCATATGTATAAAAGTAATTAAGGAAATAAAAACCAGGCCAACCTGTGTTTCCTGTTTGATAATACAAATAAGTATTAGAACTAGTGCTTCTACTTGTACCACGTGAAGTACCAAAATATGTAGTAGTAGATCTTGATGTCTGATAGGTAGTGGTAGTAGAGTGTGATGTCTGATAGGTAGTAGTAGTACTATGAGATGTTTGATAAGTAGTAGTAGTACTCTGAGATGTATCATACGTAGTAGTCGTAGTCTTTGACGTATCATACGTAGTAGTAGTGTTAAAGGTAGTACTAAACTCCTTTATAGCCATAAAGCCAATGCCAGACATTATGCAAAGTCTCCAATGTAGTTAACTAGAATATTAGAACTATCTAGTACATAATATGATAGTATACTCACTTCATTAGCACCAGTGCTTTGTACAATAGATGCACCGTTAACGGGTGTCTTACAAGCTGCTGGTAGCGTAAAACTGTGACCACCTGTACCGTCTTGCACAAAGATAAGATTACCAAATCTACCTGCATCTATATTGCTAAATGCTATCGTGGTGTTTGCTGTTATGCTTATCTTAAAGTTATTTGCTGCTGATAGATCTAATGTCAACGTAGACCCATTTGCAGTTGCGTTATCTTGGTCATGACGTAATGCACCTGTCATTACTCCACCTGCACGTGCTAGGTAGTCTGTCGCTGTGGCTGTTGCCATAGTACCTAAACCAAGTGTAGTTCTCTGTGCTGCTGCATCTGCGTCATCTAGTAATGCTTTACCTGCTGCAGTAAGATCAAACATACCAGCAGTACCTGATCCTGTATATTGAATACCTTTGTCTGCTGATGATACCAATCCGCTAATAGCATTTAAGTTTGCAGAGTATGCCTGAACATCTGAACCTATAGATAAGCCAAGGCTTGTACGTGCAGTTGCACCACTTTCTGCTGTAAAGTTTGAACCGTCTGCTACAATTATGTTTCCATCATCTACCCCTAGACCTGTAATATCCTGTAGCTTTTGATCTAGTCTAGCGTTTGCTATAGTACCTGTAAGCTGTGTAGCTACGATAGATTTATTTGTAAGTGTTTGTGTTGTGTCTGTACCGACTAGTTCAGTACTAGCAGTTGGGAATGTGATTAAAGCTTCTGAGTGGTTGATCTTATTAGACCCTAACACAACTGCGTGGTTACCCATGTAACCGTGAGCCGAACACTGGTAGTACAAAATACTTGGAGTGTCTTCATCTACAGCGATGGTTGTGTGCGCTCCGCTCGAACCAGCGGTTCCCGAAGTGGTCACTCCTGTGGTATAAGCTGTTGTTTTATCAGCATCTAAATAGAATCGTAAGGGGTGTCCACCATTACTAGAATCACTCTGATCGAACTTGTAATAGTAACCTGATGCTGATGTAACATTATCTACACCATGAAACTGTAGGGCTGGTGATTCCTGACCGTTGATAAAATATGCAGCACTACTGCCATCTCCGTTGTATGGATGTGCAGCAGTTTTGCTTCCAACAGTAACAGTAAAAGTCATAGGCGCAGAGGAGCTACCATAGCGTCCTGCAATAAGCTGACCTTCTACTAAATCTGCATTCTTTACGTCATTGTTATTTACGTTTACAGCACCTGTGTGTGTTCCTGTGCTGTTACCTGTCACGTTACCTGTAACATCACCTGTCACGTCACCAGTTACATTTCCTGTTACGTTACCAGTAACGGCTCCTGTAACGTCACCTTCAAGATCTGCTACAATAGTACCTGCAGTTCCGCTAAATACTTCGCTTGAGTTTGTTGCATCTGGTATAAATGTAAATTTACCTGTGCTATCGTCAAAGCCAAAAAAACCTACTTTAGCTGCTGAACCTGTGTGGTATCTAAATTCTATACCTCTATCTTTGTTATCGTCTGATGATGGTGCTGTATCACCACCTAGTGTAAACACAGGGTCATCTACAGTTACTGTAGTACTGTTCACTGTAGTTGTGGTTCCACTAACAGTAAGGTTACCAAATGTAACGTTAGCTGAAGTACCAACATCTTGTCCAATAGATATTGCACCATTACTGTATGTAACACCCGTTCCACCAGATAGATGAGAGTTTACTCTCGCATCAGTGTAGTATAAATTACTAGAACCTTCTGTTAATTTATCTGTTGTTAAGCTGCCACCTATATTACCAGAAGCATCTAAGAAGACAGCTTTATCTGCAGGGTATGTCATAAAAACATCTTTGTTCCCTGCAGAAAAGTTTGTAGCTGATCCACTGTTAGAACTTCCTAGAACAGTTGTACGAGCTAAAGTATTACCTGAACTTGTGTAAGTACCTAGTCCTACTTCCCATTCATCAGTGCCAGAGGAACCTGTAATAATGGCATAAAAAGTAGTGTCACCATTACTCATTGCAGACGAGAATGTATCGAAACTTGCGTCTGCTCCACCCAAGCTTATAGCACCAGTACCAGTAGTGGTAGTGCTTTCTTTGACTCTATCTTTTATAACAAACGCCATTTTACTTACCTATATTATGCTATACGAATAACAGCCGTTGCTGCTGCTGCTGCAGGAAACTGAATAGTAAAGTCACCTGCTGTTGCAGAGACTGTACCACCGAAGTCAAATACAGCGATAGCTTTGTTTGATTGTGATGCATTATAGATGATACAACCATCTGCTGCAACAGTTACAGTTGAAAATACTTCATCTGCAAAGTCAACAATAGCTGTAGTACCATCCAAAGTAATGTTAGCTGAATCTAAGTTTTGTCCACCTGCAGTGTAGCCAGTGCCACTTGCTTCATCACTATTACCTGTAACATTGGAATAGTTTGTTGTTGCTGCTCCGTATGTTCCTGAAGGTGATTGTTTGATTAGAGCTATTTTTAAAGTATCCGAATCTAGATCGTGCGTACCTCCAAGTAGCTCTTGCTTGAAGCTGCTGCACATTGCTGTTGTAATCGCCATTTGGAGATATCCCTATATAAGTTGATGATGTGCAAAGAGGCCACCGAAGCAGCCTCTTAGTTTTTGTATTGTATTAAGCAGCGTTGTAACGTGCTGTGACCAATGCTTGTGGGCGTAAGATTTTACGTCCGTAAAGGTGCATAC